TCTTCAATAAATACTCTATCTTCAACTAACGCTTTAACTTCATACCATCTATTATCAGCCCCTAAAAATTCTTGAGTAGTAGGAATATTGGCGTATTGTGTACCATCTTTTAATAAAACACTTGTAACACCTAATACGTTTTTCTCAGGTAAAAATATTTCTAAAAATGGTCTAACATCAGATGACGTTATAACTCTTTTGAAGACTTTTGTAATACCGTTAACAACAGTTTCTCTTTTAACAATTGTGTAATTAATTAATTTATTGTTAGAATCAAAATTAGGTATTTTTAGTCTATTGGGGTAACCTTCAGCATTTATTGCCGAAGCGAAGTCAATATCGTAAATTGTTTCAAAAACTTGTCCTGCTCCATTAACTTGGGAACCTCTTCTTAAAATACCACAATATCTTAAATCTTCTTTATCTCCGAACGCAGGTACCGTAATTGAGAAATCAACTAATGATACTGAGGGTCTAAGACCTGGAACTTTTAATCCGTAAGTTCTTGCGATATTAAAAACTGAAGACCTTTGTTGTGCGTATTGTAATACAGTCTCCTGAATACTTCTATCAATATTAAATTGTAAGTTATCTGTTACGGCAGCATTTAAATCTAACAATACCGAGAAAACCGAGGCATCATTAAAATTATCAATAGTGTCAGGATAATAAGTTCTTGTAAAATTTATTAACTCAGTTCTAATTGATTGGAAGTCTCTAGTTGTGTATGATATTTTCTTGTTAGCCATATATCATTAAATATTTATAATTACGAAATCTGAATTGTTAAACGCGTCATTAGTAATGATGTAATCAATTTTAACTCTTGCAGTATGTTCTAAAGTACCAATACCTGGAACTCTATAAACTCTTTCGTCGTTGTCGTTTATATAAGTACCCTTATCTTCTTCCCCTTCGGACGCCGCACTTATGTCAATCTTAGTGATTGTTATTCCTGGGATATACTCTTCAACAGACGCTCTAATTTCCGCTTCAATTTCCGAAAATGTAGGACCATCTAAAGGTTCAAATATAAATTCATATAGTCTTGTTCCAAAATCAGGTAAATAATATCTAGTACCTTTTCTAGTCAATAAAAGATGAATTAAGTCAGTTCTTATTTCTTCATCATTTATCTCAGAAAGGTCTAAATACTTACCATCATAAGAATCTCTGAACGGGAAATTAATTCCATATGTTGTTCCATTTGCCATATCAATAAATATAGTGTCGTGATTATTTCTTATAAATAGCGTAAAATAAAAAATCACGACAGTTTGCCGTGATTAATGTCGTGATTTTCTATATTATATTAAGACCCACACCCAAAACATTCAAACTCTGAATCCGTTGGTTTAACTGTTGGGTCAACTGGTATAACATTCACTTTTGGTGTTTGTTTTTCAACTTTTGGTTTTTCAACTTTAGAAATATCCATTGCCAAGTGTTTTGCCCCTGTAGAAATTGCTTTAGTTCTAACATAATAACAAAGTGTTTTTAATCCTTGTCTCCATCCGTGGAAATGTGCGGATGAAATTTTAGGTAATGTTGGTGCCGACATATAGATATTCATTGATTGTGATTGGTCAATAAACGGACCTCTATCCGCTGACATATCAATCAATTCTCTTTGAGAGATTTCCCAAATAGTTTTGTATTTTGGAATTAAATGTTCAATACGTTTAACTTTCTTATTATAATTCTTGTCTTCAGGGTCTAAGTAATGATTGAAGTTAATTCCTTGAACTGACCCTTCATTCATAATGATTTCATTTTTTAAATCCTCAGACCAAATACCAATTTTTTCAAAATCACTAATTAAGTATTTGTTAACTATTAAAATCTCTCCACCAACAACACGTCTATTAAATAAGGCCGAGTGTGCTGGTTCTGTCATTTCAAAAGAACCTGTAATTTTAGCCGAAGATGCCACAGGCATTTGTGCCGTGAACAAAGAGTTACATACCCCGTATTTTTTAACATCTTCTTTTAATTGTTTCCAATCCCAAAAACCTGATAAATCGTTATCTTTTAATCCCCACATATCAAATTGGAATTCTCCTTTTGACATTGGTGACCCTTCAAAGAATTTATATGGTTGGTATTCTTCAGTTTTACATAATTCATTACTTTCACTGATTGCAGCATAATAGATTGTTTCAAAAATATCTTTATTCAATGACTTTGCTTCATCAGAAGTAAAAATATAATCCATTAGATAAAATACGTCAGCAAGTCCTTGGGTTCCAATTGCAATCGCTCTTTGTTCAAGACCACCTTTTCTACCTTGTTCAGTTGAGTAACTATTAATATCAACAACTTTGTTTAACGCTCTTACAACCTTTCTAACTTCATTATATAGTAAATTAAAATCAAACTTACCATCATTAATGAAGTTCTTCAATACCATAGAAGATAAAGTACAAATTGCCGTTGTGTTTTCATCGGTAAATTGGTAAATCTCGTTACACAAATTAGATTGTTTAATTACACCAATATTTTGGTGATTTGTTTTCTTATTCGCATTGTCTTTAGAACATAAATAAGGAACCCCTGTTTCTATTTGAGATTCGATTATTTTATTCCAAATATCTTGGGCTTTAACTTTTTTACCAATACCCTTACTCACCGCTAATTTATAATTTTCTTCGTATTCATCCCCATAACATTCTTGTAATGGTTTAATCCCGTTAGTTATAATATCGTTAGGGCAGAATAAGTACCAACTATCGTTATTTTCAACCGCTCTCATAAAATTATCTGGAATCCAAAGGGCCGTAAATAAATCACGAGCTCTCATCTCTTCTGAACCTGTATTCTTTTTAATCTCCAATAAATCGATAATATCTTTATGCCAAGGTTCAATATAGATAGCAGCACTACCTGGTCTACGACCTTGTTGGTTAAAGAATCTAAGTGACTCATTAACAATTTTTAAGTACTTTAAAAGTCCTCCTGCAAATCCGCCTGAACTTGAAATTCTACTTTCTTTACTTCTAATGTTTGACATAGAAAGCCCGATACCCGCTGCATCAGAAGAATACGTTGATATGTCATTTAAAGTCCCTAATAATCCACTACGTGAATCTGAATTATTATAGTGTAACACACAAGACGCTAACTGAGGTGTTTTTGTACCCGCATTAATCATGATTGGTGTTGCTGGTGAAATTAACTGATTTGATAATGAGTTGTAATATTCTACCGCTTCTTCAAATGTCTTAGTCACCCATAAGGCAACTCTCATATACATGTGTTGTGGTCTTTCAATGACTTTACCATTAGATAGCTTTAACAAATACATTTCTTGTAATGAACGCCAAGCAAAATAATCAAAATTATAATCATTCTCATGATTAATTACATTATCAATGTTTTCTGAACCATATTTTTCAATAGTCTTTATTAATACCTCATTAATAATACCATTTTCATTTAATTCCATCATTGTTTCAGTAAAACTAGGGTTAGTTTCTTTATGATATGAAGATATTGCAACTGAAGAGGCTAATCTTGAGTAATCGTGATGACTACCTGTATAAGCCGCAGCAATTTCGTATACTAATTTATCTAACTCTTTTGTAGTAATACTACCCTCAGTAGGTACTGAAGTAATAACTTTAATAAAAATTTCATCAGAATTAACATTTAACCCTTTAGCCGCCCTTTTTACTCTCTGATAAATTTTTTGAGGATTAAAGGACACCTCATCACCCCCTCTTTTTTTAATCTTTAATGACATCATATTTTTTTAGTTAAAAATCATCCGTAAATGATAATGTTTCGTTCAATTTAGCTTTTTGGTATTCCATAGTTCTTGATTCAAAGAAATTACCTTTTGTTTCTACCGCGATTTGTTCCATGAATTTAAATGGTTGTTCTACGTTAAATTCTTTTTTACATCCAAGTTTAAGTAATAAACCATCAGTAACAAATTCAAGATATTGTTTCATTAGGTTCGAATTCATCCCAATTAAAGATATTGGTAATGACTCAAGAATGAATTCCTTTTCAATCTCTAATGCAGATAATAAAATTTCTCTAATTCTTTTTTCACTTGGTTTGTTTTCAATGTGATTATTCAATAAATGAATTGCGAAGTCACAATGTAAGTTCTCATCTTTGAAAATCAAAGTGTTAGCATTACATAACCCTTGTAAAATACCTCGAGATTTTAACCAAAAAATTGCACAGAACGAACCTGAAAAGAAGATACCTTCAACCGCAGCAAAAGCGATTAATCGTTCTTCAAAGGTCGAATTCTCTATCCAATCTAACGCCCATTTTGCCTTTTTTTGTACCGCAGGTAATCTATCAATAGCATGAAAGCATTCATCTTTTTCTTGTGGGTTTGATACATAGGTATCGATAAGTAACGAATACATTAATGAGTGAATATTCTCCATCATTAATTGGAATCCGTAAAAGAATTTTGCCTCAGGGTATTGAACTTCCTTTAAGAAGTTTTCTGCCAAATTTTCATTAACAATACCGTCGGATGCCGCAAAGAATGATAAGACGTTTTTAACGAAAAATCTTTCATTATCTGATAGGTTTTCCCAATCTCTAATATCATTTGACAAATCAACCTCTTCTGCGGTCCAAAACGCCGCTTGGTGTTGTTTATAATATTCCCAAATATCGTCATGTTCGATTGGGAAAATAACGAATCTATTTGGATTCTCTATTAAAATTTTTTCCATGTTTTTTTCTTAGTTTTGTGTTTGTTGTTTTTCTTTTCTTTTATCTAACAAATCTTTTATTCTTTGTCGATTTCTTTCTTCGGTCTGTTCTTCTAATCCTAAAAATGTTACCGAACTTTCAGTGTCAATCTCCAACATACCATTGTCAAATTTACAATTCTCAAATACAACCCCATCATCACCAATACGTGATTTAGTAATTGCAATAGTCGCTAATTTCATTTCTTTTTGTTGTAGAGATTTAGCAACTGTAATAATTACGTGACCAACCTGAGCTTTTTTGATTGAACCACCCATTTGGTCTGTAGTAACCACATCCGAAGAGATTGAACTTCTATTACCCTGAGTTGCAGTCCATCCGACTAAATCTAACTCATGACACATTGATTCAAATGCTCTCATAACCGAACCTTCAGATTTCCATTCGTCACCTAAATTCCTATCAGGAACAACACAGTCAATGTAATCTAATAATACCATATCAACTCTTACCCCATCCGCAATCATTTTTCTAATTTGATTTTTGATTTGTAACATAGTCATCGTATCAGATGGTAGTTTCTTTAAGATTAATTTATTGGTCATTGAATCTTTTACTTCTTGTACTTTAACCATAACTTCATCTTTCCTTAAAGACAATTCATCAGGATGAATTTTCGTCCATAAAGTAATGTGTTTTCTTTGAATAATCTTTGGGTTATCCTCAAAAAATATTTGAAGTACATTATACCCTAAATTAAAGGCGTGATTTGCCACTTTTGTTAGTAGTGTTGATTTACCGACACCTGTAGGTGCCAGTACCACACCAATTTCCCCTTTAGCCAAACCACCTTTTAAGAGTCTATCAATACCTGGAATACCCATTGGTATAGGGTGTCGATAATCCTCGTTTAAAACCTCATCTAAATTAAAGAAAACGTCAGATTGACCATCTTCTCTTTCTCCAACTTGTAAAGCGTTTCTTACTAACTGTTCTACCTTATCGTAGTTCTCAAATTCACCACTATCGATGATTTTTTGAGCTTTATTCATTACTTTCTGTAACTCTTGTTGTTTACAGAATTTCATAGACTTTTCCTGAACAAATTCACCTCCCTCAAGTGGAGCGTCTTTAATTTTATTAATTGTATCAATAACAATTTTTGAAGCCAACTCCTGTTGTAATTCAGATTTGGTGATTTGTTCTAAAGTGTCAAATGTTGGTGTATGTTCATACTTTGCGTAATGTTCTTTAACCATCTGAATGATGTTTTTAAAATATTTGTTTTCAAAGTAATTTGTTTCAATCACATCAAGAATAGACCTCGCAAAGTCTTTATCGATAATAATTTGGTTTAATAATTGTAGCTGAAAACTGCTACCTAGATATTCGAAATTTTTGTTTGACGCCATAGTTTTTTCATTGTTGTATTT